GTTTCGGCAGTAAGATTTCTTTCATCCTCAAGTCTGGCGATGTCGTTCTGCTCGATTTGTATTTGAACTGCCAAAAATTGGCGCCGATCTTCGGTGAGTTCTGGGTCAGTTAATTCGGCTTGGTATTCATTGAGGGCATCGCGTCTCTGAACTAGTTCAACATCTTGATCTAGTAATCTGTCATTCAAAATCACCTGCGACGGTGCCAGTTCCTGCACTGTGATTACAGCAGCATTGTAACCGGCCGGGGGGCCAGCATTCACTGACACTGGTGCATTGCTCTGTGCGGGGCCAATTGGTTCGCCAAGTGGAACTGTGTATATTCCGTCAGCACCTCGCACAACACCTGGCGTAGTTTTGATATTGCCTATACTGGCCACTGCGCCAGCACCTTGTGATACCTGGCCAGCTATGCCCACTGCCTGTTGAAATGGTTGAATCAGTTGATTTACAGGGTTGGGAATCTTGAGAGCGGCAGTAACAACATTGACCAATGGTGCGACTTTTTGATAGGCTGCTAGAGCCTGTTGTGAACCTTTGATAAATCCTGCAAAATCTGTTTGAACTTGTTGTGCAAATGATTGTATTTGTTGACCAACAGTGAGAGTGGGTTCGGCTAGGCCAGTGGCAGCTCGTTCACCTACTTCAAGCACTCCGTCTGGCGTCAACAAAGGTCCAAACGTATCTGTTGGCACTGCTTCAACAGGTATTGGCACAGCATCAAACACAGGCGCTCCGCCAAGGGATCTTGTTACTGAATCTCCGAACCCAGGTGTCTGTGCTGCTACAGGACCGTCTATTATATTTCCTGTATTGTAGACATCATACCAGGCGGCGTTGCCAGCAAAACTTCCAACTTGTTCATAACCACCAAATCCACCTATGTCTTCGTATGGGACATTGAATTCTGTAAAATCTGATACATTGACATATTCTGTGCCAAAATTATCAACAGCTGACCCAAGATCAGCTGCGCTAAACGAAGAAACATCAAAATCAAAACTTCCGAACGAGGCCCCAAAATCAAATGGCATACATTAATCCTTTACAATCACTGTAGATTCCAGTGACTGAACATCTGTTGCGTCTGTTGCGTGTACGCAAAACCAAACACTGTTTTCCATAGCAGATATTGTATGTACAATATTTTTTTTAATTTCAATCATGGCTGGAGCAACATACTCTTTTGTGATTGGCCCCACTGTTACTCTCACACGACCTTGTGCTAGAATACTCAAATGATCATAAACATGTTTGTGACTGGGTACCTGTGTTCCAGCTGGCACTGTGATTTTTTTTGCGTATATGCCTTGTGTAAAAAAATGCTCTGTTGTCGAAGATTGCTCATCTAATGTCACAAAGTTCTGATCATGGTGATCAATGCCATACCATATAATGTCTTCTAACGTAAAGATATCAACAGCTTGGTCGCATGGCAGTATAAAATGCGACGGTGCTCGAAACGTGTCATGAGTTTCTCCATGTTTCACAACCACAGTTCCCATGCTCAAAATTACCACTCTTTCTTTTTTGTACGGACGTAAGGAAACACGTTTTCCTTTGGGCACAAGTACAGTATGCACATCTATTTCTTGTCCTTTGGTAATTTTTTTATAAACGTTTTCAATTGCCGCATCGTTGGCAATGTCGTCATGTGTTTGGTATTCGGTTTGCATAGCTGTATTTAACCAAATCAAAATAGACTCAGTTTATCTTACTATTGACAACTCACACTTTTGTGTTATACTAAGTAACTTATAGGAGACTTCCTGTGTCTGACACACCAACAAGAACCCCAGCCAAAACCAATTATCTCAACAACAGAGACATACTCAAAGAAATACATCTCAGCAAGAACACATACTGTTGGTTCAGAGATCGAGACACTGATCATCAATATGATATCATTGTTCCCAGTCTGAGCAAAATCAATCAACGTACTGTTGCTGAGGCCCGTAGAAATCGTGCTGACAGAATCAAACGTGAAACTGGCCAACAAATCAATGATAAAAAAATATCACACACTGATTTGATATTTAGAGTAACCTGTTGGGATCACATACCCACTGCACCCAAAAAAATTCCCAAAAGTCAGCAAAAAAAGAAAAAAATTGAAGACATTCTGGAATTTGAAGATCTAATTGAAACAGAAGACGATGCCGATTTGTCTTTGGTTGATATACCTCAGGACACTACCAAGATGCGTGTAAATTTTCCACCATTTGAACACTATAGACTCAGCGATGACAAACAGCCTTACATTGTTGGACGAAGCCATTGGCGGGGTGATCTAAACTCCGGAGAATTTTGCAAAGATCACGGTACTATGACTCGCAAACTGGCCATGATGTTTATGAAACTGTGCGAAAGATATGCTACAAGGAGTAACTGGCGTGGATACACTTACAATGAGGAAATGCGTGGGCAGGCTCTACTACAACTATCTCAGATTGGTCTACAGTTCGATGAATCCAAGAGCCAGAACCCATTTGCTTATTACACGGCTGCGATTACTAACAGCTTTACTAGAATTCTTAATATTGAAAAGAAAAATCAAAATATCAGAGATGACATCTTGGAAATGAACGGGCTCAATCCGTCATGGACTCGTCAAAATGCAGGCAAAAGCGAAAGTTATATGTCCGGTCCGGTTGTAAGTAGTTTGGAAGAATAGTATACAAGGAAATGTAATGAGCCAATCTGTTTATTGCAGTGCTCCTTTCAATGGCTTTGCCGTACGAGAAGGTGGTTCAGTAAAAACCTGTTGCATGGGTTTACAGCCTCTTGGTAATTTGAATCAAGATTCAATTGAAACTATCTTGGAATCTCCGGTTTTGAAACAAATTCAACAAGCCATGATTTCCGGGCAAGGTTATGAAAAAAATTGTCAGCCTTGTATGGAGTTTGAACATCGCAGCGGTTTGTCATCTCTGCGACAGCACTATCTAAGACACTACCCAAATGTATACGATGAATTGAAGTTACAAAACATTGACATAAGGTGGAACAATATTTGCAATTTGGGTTGCGTATATTGTATTCCTATGTTTAGCAGCGTATGGGAAGATAGATTGTCTGTTCGCAGCAATATCGCATCAAAACCATATCAAAACGATCTCATGCAGTTTGTGTTAGCACACGTGGACGAAGTCAAAGAAATCATGTTAGTAGGCGGAGAGCCTATGCTGATGAAACAAAATTATGAATTGCTGAAGCACTTGCCAGAATCAACAATCATAACCATGGTCACAAATTTTTCTTACGACCTTGAACGGTTGCCTTGTATAGATGCACTATTGACCCGGCCAAAAGAAAATGTAAGATGGGCTCTGAGTTTGGAAAACAGTGGCCAACAATTTGAATACGTCAGAAACGGTGCCAGCTGGTCACAGGTGTTGAAAAATTTTGAGTTTCTTGATCGGCACTGGCATGATATTGCGGTTGTGAACATGGTTTATAGTGTGTTTACTGCTTTTGACCTACGCAGAGCCATTGAAGTTTTTCATGGTTTGAATATAAAAAAATTTTCATTCCAAACTTATTATGGTCCTCCGGCTCTGGATGTATTTGTCATGCCCGATTACATTAGGCATGCAGCATTGGATGAATTGAATGCTGCCTTGGATTTTCATCGCTCTCAATTGCATCCTGAAGATGTAGACATGTACCCTATGGAAAATGCCGAAGCCATTCGGCAACAACTAACCAACAAATCAGGTTCCAATTCTCTAACTAAACAAGATTTTTTTAAAAGAATCGCATGGTGCGATCAATGGAATTCAACCAAGTTTGCAAACCTTTGGCCACATGTTGTTGATTTAGTTGAAGCGCATCTGCCTTGACTCATTTGTTCATTTAGATTGCAATTGACCAATGTATTACTGTAAACTATACCAATGACTAATCTTTTCAAAAAAGCTGCAATTTTCACTGATATTCACTTTGGACTCAAATCAAACAGTCAACTTCACAACGAAGATTGTTTGTCTTTTGTTCAGTGGGCAACTGCCAAAGCTCGAAAAGAGGGTTGTGAAACCTGTTTGTTCTTAGGCGATTGGCACAATAACCGTTCTAGTTTAAATATTGTTACACTAAACTACAGTCTACGAGCACTGGAGCATCTCAATGATAATTTTGAAAACGTGTATTTCATTCCTGGTAATCATGATTTGTATTATCGAGATAAGCGCGACATACAAAGTGTGGAATGGGCAAAGCATCTCCCCCAGGTACAGATATGTAACGATTGGTTTAGCAGTGGTGACGTTGTCATTGCTCCTTGGCTTGTAGCCGATGATCACAAACGCTTGGCCAAAATGCAGGGCAAGTACTTGTTTGGTCACTTTGAGCTGCCGGGATACCTGATGAACGCCATGGTAGAAATGCCCGATCATGGTGAAATACGCAGAGAAGACCTTGGAGGGTTTGAGCATGTATTCACCGGACACTTCCACAAGCGACAGACTAAAAAGAATATTACCTATATCGGTAATGCATTCCCTCACAATTATGCAGATGCTGGTGACGACGAACGAGGACTTACTGTGTTGGAGTGGGGCATGGCTCCAAGTTATCATGCATGGCCCGCGCAGCCGACCTACAGAGTCTATGGTCTCGCAAACCTTATTGACAATGCACCTTCTTTGCTCAGACCCAAAATGCATGTGCGTGTCAATCTAGACATTGAAATTTCATACGAAGAAGCAAACTTTATCAAAGAAACTTTTATTCAGCAATACAATTTAAGAGAAATGGCTTTGATACCAAACAAGACCATTGGTGTTGAAGAAGACCTTGCACCCGGTGAAGTAAACTTTGAATCAGTAGACCAAATTGTGCTGGATCAACTCACAAATATTGAAAGTGAGTTTTACGACAACAAGCTGCTGTTAAAAATCTACCAAAATCTATGATTCATTTTAAAAATCTAACTGTTCGAAATTTTATGAGTGTGGGCAATGCCACACAAGGAGTGAACTTTGATCGCAAAGACCTCACGCTGGTACTAGGAGAAAATTTGGATCTCGGCGGTGACGGTTCACGCAACGGCACAGGCAAGACCACAATTATTAACGCATTGAGCTATGCACTTTATGGCAATGCGCTGAGTAACATTCGCAAAGACAACCTGGTTAACAAAACCAATGCCAAACACATGTTGGTTAGTTTGGATTTTGAAGTAAACAACAAGGAATACAGAATTGAGCGCGGTCGCAAACCAAATATACTAAAGTTCTACGTTAACAACGAAGAACAGTCTGTCAGCGACGAGGCGCAGGGCGACAGCCGAGAAACACAGGATGCCATTGAACGTATACTGGGCATGAGTCACGATATGTTCAAGCACATATTGGCTCTAAACACTTACACAGAAGCATTTTTAAGTTTGAAAGCCAATGACCAAAGAACCATTATTGAGCAGTTGTTGGGCATAACCTTGCTCAGTGAACGAGCAGAACGCATCAAAGAACTCAACAAACAAACCAAAGATGCTATCAGTCAAGAAGAATTCCGCATTCGAGCTGTGCAAGAAGCCAACCGACGAATCGAAGAGCAAATTGAAAGTTTGCGCAAACGTCAGACTCTATGGATCAAAAAACGCGACGATGATGTTGCTGCCCTCAAGCAGGCCATTGAAGATCTTGAGCATATCAACATTGAAGCAGAAGTTCAAGCACATAGAGATTTAGAAGCATACCATGAAAAACAAAAAACCATCAATGAGGCCACGAAGTATATACGACAAATCGATGCAGAAGATATCAAGTTAAAAAAGTTATTGAACAAACTTCAAATTGAAATTGCAGCCATCGATGATCACAAGTGTCATTCCTGTGGTCAAGAATTGCACGATGCCAAGCAAGATGAATTGAAACAAAACAAAGAAGAATTACTTCGAGAAACAGCATTGCAATTGCTGGCCAATGACACACAAAGAATTGAACATCAGGACACCCTAACTCAACTAGGAGAATTAGGAACTGTTCCTGTTGTGTTTTACGATACCTTGGAAGATGCTCTTAATCACAAAAATAGTTTGACCACACTCAAGGGCAATCTTACTACTCGTGAACTTGAAGCTGACCCTTACGAAGAACAGATCACAGACATGCAAGGACAAGCCTTACAGGTTGTTACCTATGATACCTTGAACGAACTTACTAGATTGCAAGAGCACCAAGAGTTCTTGCTCAAACTGTTGACCTCCAAGGATTCATTTGTACGCAAAAAAATAATTGATCAAAACTTGAGCTATTTGAATCAGCGACTCATACACTATTTGGATCGTATTGGCTTGCCACACACAGTAAGGTTCCAAAATGACTTGACTGTGAGTATTGAAGAACTAGGACGCGAGTTAGACTTTGATAACTTGAGTCGAGGCGAGCGCACACGACTGATTCTTTCAATGAGCTGGGCATTCCGTGATGTATGGGAAAGCTTGTATCACCCCATCAACTTGTTGTTCATTGACGAGCTCATGGACAACGGGCTAGACACACAAGGAGTTGAAAACGGTCTTGCACTGCTGAAGAAGATGAGTCGAGAGCGCAACAAAAGTGTTTGGCTTGTGAGCCACAAAGACGAGTTGGCTGGTCGAGTAGAAAACATTCTCAAGGTCGTCAAAGAAAACGGCTTTACACAATACAATACAGATGTTGACATCGCGTGATATAAAAGTTTTACACTTGGAGCCCACTGATGTATGTCAAGCGGCCTGTCCAATGTGTGCTAGAGAAACTGACAATAATTTTCGCAAAGATCGTCAGCATCATCTTGATATGGATAAAATACTCAAGGTGTTTGATGCTGACCGTATTGCTGTATTACACAAAATGTTTATGTGTGGCAACTATGGCGATCCGGCTGCTGGCAAATACACGTTGGACATTTATCAAGAGTTTAGAAAACTCAACCCCAACATTGTTTTAGGTATGAATACCAACGGTGGGTTACAAAACACGTTCTGGTGGCACAAGCTAGGACAAATTTTTAATCAGCGCCATGATTATGTTGTGTTCAGCATAGATGGACTAGAATCAACAAACTCTACCTACAGAGTCAATGTCAACTGGACAAAGTTAATGGCCAATGCTGAAGCTTTTATTTCGGCCGGAGGTTCCGCACACTGGGATATGTTGATATATCGGCATAATCAAGATCAAGTTGATGCATGTGAACAACTTGCTCGAGACATGGGATTTAAATGGTTTCGTACCAAAATTTCAAATCGTGGGTTTACAGATAGATTTCAGCAGCCCATTGGTTGGCAATCTCCAAAAGTGCAAAGTACAAAAATAAGTTGTCATGCACTCAACGAGCAAAGCGTTTATATTGATGCTCAAGGACGAGCAAGTCCTTGCTGTTGGTTGGGTTCAAGACAACAAGATTTTGTCACTGATTTTGAATCTGTCCAATTATCTTGGACCAGCACCCAGCCCAATATTGTGTGTGTGGATGCATGTGGCACCACAGATAAATCCACTAAATTCACCGATCAGTGGCAAAAAACTTTAGAATTAACTTAAAATTTCAACTACAGGCAACATCAAGGTAACTACAATGCATGACATGGTTTTACAACAATCAACCAGTGGAAACTCTCCCAGAAGATTGCGTGGGCTTTGTTTACATGATTACCAATATCACAAACGAACGCAAATACATAGGCAAAAAACTAGCTAAGTTCTCAAAAACAACTCAAAAAACAGTAAAATTAAAAAACGGCAACAAACGCAAGAAAAAAATTCGCACCAAAGTTGATAGTGATTGGCAGGACTATTATGGTTCAAGCCCTGAACTCACAAGTGATGTGGAACAGTTAGGCAAACACAACTTTCGTCGAGAAATCCTATATTATTGTAAAAGCAAAGCTGAGTGCAGTTATATTGAAGCAAGAGAACAATTCACCCGTAAAGTACTAGAAAGCAAAGAATACTACAACGGACACATTCAAGTTCGTGTACATGGTAGTCATATCATAGGAAAACTTTAAATGCAAGATTGGGATCCAACTTACGAAAAACACGAAAAAATTCGTAGGGCCAAAGAGCGCATGGGATCTCAACAAGTTCACAATGATCTGTACCACAAATTCAAGCAAGAAAACCGCTGGACCATGTTTGGCAAATACTACGGCACACCAATAGATCAACTTCCACAATCATATCTAATCTGGGTTACTAATAATCTCAACGGCAAATACAAAGAGTTCGCTGAAAAAGAGCTCTTCAGAAGAAAATAAACTAACACCTAAGGTTGGCGGGCCAGTTTGTAATACCGCTGTGGAAAAACCGGGGCATAAACCGGACACGTAACATATTGAGGCACTCCCGTGGGTAAATCCCACTATCCTGAAAAATCGGAAGTGAGTCTGAGGCTAGAAACATAGGGCCGACGCATTGATATAGTATGAATGTTAGCATACGAAAACACCGGCTATAAAAACTTAAACACTAGGAACGAAGTTTAAGGTAGCAAAGAAATTTGCAATGTCGACGTAGGTTGGGAAAGGTCAGAGCCCAATAGCACACGGTGTATAACAAATACCTGCTTCCAATGTCTTGGCTAGTGATACTCACATGAAGACACTGACGGAACCGAGCAAAACGGTTCCGTCTGACCAGATCAATCTACATGAATACTTAATCGCTTCGCTCTTTGAAAATTTCTAAGAAAAAAATAGTTGTTGAGCGATAGCGAAACAACAGATGTGCGTAGCACATCTCAAAAGAATGGCATTCCTGACTTCTTGGTAGTTTCTAAGTTCTCTTTGATTAAATTACCAATGAGTTTTCTTTCGCTTGGACTGAGATTAAGTGCCTGATCGTAATTTAACCCGCCTCTCATGTACCATGACATTTTGAGAGCCTCCTGACGAAT